TGGCGGGATTTGTTTGTTTATTTTTACCGCCAGTCCGTGTCGGATTTTAAGAAAAATCCGACAATGTTTTATTCTTTACTTCTTTAACTTCTTGCGAATCTGTCAATCCACATGGCTCTAGCGCTGACGAGGTTTGCTGTAAACCTGAGACTGACGGCAGGTTTACAGCAGATTGTTTGCCGTCAATTGAGTATCCTCCTTGGGCAATTCCATTACAATACCTCCCCATCTTCAGAAAACAACTTATCAGGATTACACCCCAAAGCTTTAGCGATCCGTTTCCTGTGCTTTTCTGTTGGGAAACGCAAGCCTCGCTCATACAGCGAAAGCACAGATTGCTTAATGCCAGAATCTTTCTCAAGCTTATATTGGCTAACGCCTTGCTTAAAACGCTCCACCCTCAAATTTGAATACATACTCTCCCCACCTCCATTTTTAAAGCTTGTGATATTTCTTTTGTCGTGCTGTCAGTCGTAGGGCTTACGGCAGATTTTGTAAAGTCTTGAACTGTGTTGACTAACTCAAAATTCAATTTATGCTGAAAAAATACCTTGCTCTCCCCTAGGAAAAAGTATCTCTTTTGGCATACCAAGGGCTTCAGCAATTTTGGTTTTAAAGTTCTCGCTAGGTCTCAAGATTCGCCTCTCGACTGCCGAAATATAACAAGGCGCAAAGCCAGCCTTTTTCGCCAATTCTTTCTGTTTAATGTCTTTCGTTCTTCGATGGTATTCTAGGGGTAACATTGCACGGGGCTCCTTTCCAACAAAAAAAGGCATTTTGTATTTTAGGATTTTAAATATTGCATAAAATCCCTTTAAAGCTTTCCATTCATTTTCTCCGAAAGTTATTTGGCCTAATCATCTCAATCCTCACATACGTTCGCCAAGCAATTGGACTTGGACACCAACGAGCCATTGCCCGGTTTAGGGAGTTAAGGTATGTCATTATGGATTAACCTTCCTATAAGAAATCTCTGTCTTGTTTTTATCATATAGTAGTAAACCAAATATAAGCATAGGTTACAATAATGATTAATATGCAAAATATAAAAATAATATCTAAGATAATATTTGAAAAATCATATTTATCACACTTCATAACTAAAACCGTTGTAGGTTGTAACGGTTACCATATCTCCGGCCTTACATAATCGCTTTCTATTGGAAAGAAGGCAATAACTGTTGCATCGCCTTTATTTGGCGACTTCGTACCTTTAGGTTTTTTATTAACAACAATCTTTCCATTAGAATGTGAATAAGTAGGCTGAGATAATTCCATCTCAAGTTCGTCTCGATTTTCCAAGTCAGAAGGTATGCTAATTAATTCATCTGAATTATATTTTGTCCCTTTAGTAATAGCTTGATATGTTTTATAAAACCTGCTTCTTAAGTTCCACCATGCTTGAGCTTTTAGGTTCGCAAAGAAGTCTTTGTTTGTAATTTGCCTTGTCTCTTCATAATCATCATCTTCATTCTCATAAATAGATTCATCAGGATATTGTGGAGAGCTAGCCGCATTCCACGGAATTATTGTTAATCCTTCCGGCAAACTACCATCTTTTTTTAACCTGTTAGTTTCACCCTTTATCCCTGCGCCTACCCCTATACTGTCATATTGCAATTCATTAACTTTAAAAGTTATGGTTTTTTCAATCGCTCTATTTGCAGTCTCGGTAGTATCCCCTTCTGCCCAATCTGAGATGTGTTTTAGAATACTTCCTTTTCTGATTGTAATAGCATTTTTATCTCCCCCTTCGTCTGCAACATCAAGGCCAGCAAATGTTAAGCCGCTTTCGTTAAAGCCTAATTTAATATGAGAATCAATAGCTGTCTTTACCCATTTAGCAGGAATTAAAATCCGTTCAACTGAAGCTGAAGAGTCTCTATCTACCTCTTGAGCGAATAAATGTAGAAGTCCTTCCTTTTCAGCTTTTGCTCTATACTTATCATACCAATCTTGATTTTTGGCTGGATGATCACGCCAATCAAAAATAAATATCCGGGTTATCCCTAATTTGATTTGCTTATCTTTATTCCAAATTTCTCCAGCTTGCTTCCGGCGATAGAAAACACTAGCTGTGCCGTGAACGCTACTAATATCTATTGGAACATTGGTATTAGAAAGTAAAGCGGCTTCAATACGTTCCGGCCTTTCATACCATGCCGATTCATCTTTGAAATAAATTGCTTTTCTGCCGCCACGTCCTATATTATCCCCAGATTCCCCGGTTATAGTTGCTCCGTTCTCTGGATTAATTATCTTCATATAAGATAAGTGGTCTTGCTGCTTAAACCCTTGAGGCCATAACCAGCGGGGAAGATAATCTATAATCATCCGCATTTTTTCAAAGATACTGTCAGGATCACCAATTTTATCTACTAGTGTTTCTTTTCTTGATCCCCACCCAACCGAGATTCCCGGCTTAAATAACCATAGGCAAACAGATAATGCACAACATACCCAAGTCGCTCCCATATCCCGACTTTTTTCAATCAATCCAGCTTCTTGATTTTCCAAGCAGTCAAGAAGGAAATCAACAAGTTCCCATTGCCTTGCAAACAGAATAAAAGGCATTAACGCTAAGCCACCACTTGCTGCATTCCTTGGATCGTAAGTAATACACCAATCGTTAATAAAATCGTGTGGATGGTCTGGGTAATAAGCCTTTGCACCGATTATCAAAGAACGGTCTTTCTGTATTGCGATAAGTTGCTTTTGCCTAATGGCAAATATTTCAGTATAATTCGGAGGCCATTGCTCAAGCATCACCCTTTACCATTTGAGCATATAAAGCTGCGGCTTCTTGTGGTGACATTTCAGCTGTTATAATAGTATTTTTTGTTTGTATTGGCCCACCATCTTTACCGGCCACCTCATGCTTATCCGCCTGACCTAACCATTGTTTGCCAAGCCAGATTTGCATCCCAGTAGCCCCGCCCTTAAATTCTGTTATAGTTGCTTGCTTTGCACCAACACAGTTTTTACATTCTGGTTTTCCCTTAGCCTGCTTCTCTGTACAAATATATTCATGGCTATAGGATTGCTTTCTGTCACATTTCCATACTGTCCATGTTATACCCTGAGCAGCTTGCCATTGTAATCTTCTTAATGAGGTCTTTCCTTTTTCTTTCCCTTTTTTATATGCCTCTACAAAACTCCCTGTTTTAACCTTCTTTCTGCGGGTTATCGTTTGAACGGAAACATCCAATACAGCAGCGATTTCCTCATCAGTACATTGTAACCCTGCTAGGGCTTCAAGTTGCTTAAGATCAATTTCTTTCTTGGGTCTTGCCACACTCGATCAACTCCTTTTTAACTTTGAAATAGCCAACGTATGTATAATAAATATGCGTATAATGGTTCCCGTTCTGGTCTTGAACATGATGATAGTTGTGGTTTAGTTTTGGGCACTAATTTGCCATATTTACTAAAAGGCCACCTGCGCCGCTTTCTATGCATTTATCTTATTCCTTAACAATTCCATCACACCAAACTCTCCGTTGGCGTATTAACCGAATTTAAAATCATCGCTCCCAAAACAGGCGTTACTTTCCTGCTATCAACCAGCCCTGCCAACCGCTCATATTCCTGCAAGAATAAGGCATATACGTCTGGCTGAAGCAAGCCGACTATTTCGCCTATACGGACATAAATCCATGGATTAGGCATTGATTAGTGGCCTATCTAAGCTATGTCGCACAATTAACCCATTTATTTAGATTTTGCTATAGGTATTAACAACTGTCTTATCATTTAGCTAACCCTATGCCCCAAACTCATATCCACACTCCGGACATTTTACTTGTTTATCTTCTTTTGGGCTTTCTTGGCTTTCTCCTGAATCCCTGCTAGCTTCAATCTCAACCTTTGGCACATCAGCCAGCAAATCCTCAAAATTCAGGCTATCAAATAAATCGGGCAAATCCGCTTGAATTTCACCAAGTAAATTGCCCAAATCAGGTGTCCAGTCGCCTGAAATATATTTTGAATTTGCGGCAATATTTGCCGCCTTCTCTTTTTCAACAGACCAATCAACCATGTAAACCGGATATGCATAGTCAGGGGTAAATATAAAGTAACTATCTTTAATAGCCTTGTTATCTACCTTAACAATTTCCAAATCACCATATTTTTCCTTAAGAGCTGCTACTCTTTGATGTCCACAGACAAGATTGCCAGTTCTCTGGTTGTATGTTATGTCTGCTATGTTCCCAAATTCCTCAATGCTATGCTTAAGACCATCCATAGCCTCTTTTGAGATTTTACGGGGATTATATTTTGCAGCTTTTAAGTCAGATAGTTTCATAATCTCAATCCTCAAAACATAGTAGTCGCCGTAGTTGTGCTAGTTGTACTTGTGCCTGCACTGGCAAACCCACCCCCATATTGAAACACAATAACCCTTGGCTGCGGCCGGGGTCGCTCTATCCTTAACATCAGCAAGAGATCAACAGCAGCATTAATTTCCTTCATTCGCTTATCATTCCCATGTTCTTTATCAGGATGATACTGGATAGCCAATAAN